TCCATCCATTCTTGATGGGGGAACATTAAGCGAACGGTAGAGTTTCTTTTTAAAATACTCAATATCAGTGATTTCTCCAAGGTTTTGTCCACCTGGTAATGTTGAGATTTCTGTTCCTCTTCCACCCTCTCTTCTTGGAAGCCAGAAGTCTTCGAGCATTGCCATGAATTTTTTGTCATCACGTATTTCTCCTGTTTGTGCATCATAGACAAGTTTATTACGATAACGCATCATAACATCACGAAGATATTGTTCTGCCTTTACTTTTGGAAGATTTCCAACATCAATATAGAAAATTCTACGTTCTGGTGCGCGAGATAAACGATAGATAACAAGTGAATCCTCAATCATTCTTAGTTGATTGAGAGACTTGATTGCTTTATGGAGATACGAAAGAGTTGATCCTTTATTTCTATCAACTAAACCTGAAGTACAATAAGTGATTGCATCCTTTGTAATTTTAATACCCTGACTTGCGCCAGTCTGCATTGGGTTGCCAGTTGGATAAACTGACTTTGGATTGTAAATAAAATACTCTTCAATTTCTGGAAAGTCATAATCCATTGGGTTATCACTTCTAATTCTTTGAACAGCACTCCCTTTATCATTTTTTGATTTTTTACTCTGCCTCACATAACGCATTTTCATTGCGTCAATATAACGAAGTTCTTGAATACCTTCTTGAGGATTTTTTAAATCAATAATTTTATGATAATAAAGTCTACCATCAATATACCAGTTTCTATAGATTTCATGTGCTTTTTTATCAAAATCTAATAAATCTAGAATATATTTAAATTCTTGTCTAACTTTTTTCTTTATCCCATCACTTGCATTTAAATTATCTAAATCAATTTGAACAGGAGTGTCATTGGTATCAGAAACAATTGCTTCATTTACAATGTCTTCAATCGCACTATCACACTCTGGGTGAAGTGCCATCTCACGATATCTTTTGATTAAATCAAATTCAGTGCGATATACTCCTTCGATATCAACATAAGAACCAAAAAAACCACTACTCATGTAGTGATCAACCCCGTCCTCATTGTTAGGAGGAACGGGGGAAACCGCTGACGGTGAGAGTGGTTCAGTGTCCTCTATCGAGAACCCAAATAATTTTGCCATTATTTATTTTTGTCTTTGTCTTTACTATTTATTAGACAATTACAGAACCAGTTTGATCAGATGGACCACCATTGGTTGATTCTGCACCAACAATCCAATATTGAACTTGGAATTCAACAGTATATTCTTCGATGGTATCTCCAGTATCGTAAGAAAGATCGATAGCAGAAATACTTGTTGGGAAAATCCCATCGAAATAATAAGTCCTCAATGGTTGAATATTAGATTGTCCTGCACTTCCATCTCCATCGCCACTATTTCTTTCTGCAAAACGTCCTTGATTATATCCTCTACCAAGTTGATTTACAGTCGCATTTCCCATATACGAATTTGGATTAGTAGCACCACTTGCATCACTAAGTTTACTAATTCCATTCATCCACCCTTCAAAAGCAGTTCTGAGTTTAAAATCTTCATCATTAATTACAGTGACAGACCATGTATCAAATGTTCTGTCTCCAGCAACTTTGAGAGTTCTTCCTCTAAAAGGAATTTCTATAGGGGTTACATTTGATGCTGGAAGAGCAGCTGCTTTACAAAGAAATTGAAATGTTTCATTATCCCAATCTGCAAATTTGAAGTCATTAATGTTTACTTCAAACAGATTAGGACGAGCACCACCACCCTGAAGTCTTGATTTAAACTGTGAGATTGTTTTGAGATTTGACATTGTTTGAGTCCTCCGTGTAATTAATTATAAAAAATTTAAACTCTTCCAGTTACTTCTTCAAAACTGACTCCAGTTCTGGTAGCAACGAAAGTAAGGGTTACATAATTAATTGACTTAGTGGGTTTTAAGAAAATGTCAGCTCTAAACTCATTATTATCAATAACTTCGGGAGTATTATTCGATTCATCACAAATAACTCTGAAGTCGTAAAGTCCTCTCTTAGCTTGTACATCTCTAAGATAAGGTTCAACAACATTTACAAAATTTGATCTTGTAATTTGATCGTTAAACTCAAAAAGTTGTGCTTGAGCGACTCTTTCAAGTGCTTTTTCAACCGTTAAGAATAATCTTCTAACATTGATTCTATCAAATGCTGATGCAAATGACAGAGCAGTTTTGTCTCCAAACAGAATTACTCCTGAACCTGGTTGATTAATAATAGAATTAACTCTTGCTTCATAGAGGGAATCTCTTTGTGATTTATTTGGATTGTAAGCAAGTTTAATTGCATTATTAAGAGTTCCTCTTGCTTGTCCTGCAGGAGAGTACCATGGGAACTGTTCGATATCAGTTCTAACCATCAGTCCAGCAACATCGGCGTTACATGGAACATATCTGAATAGATTATTGAATCTATCATAAGTGTACTTGTATCCACTATCAAATACTGCATATGAAGAACTTGTTAATGGACTAAAGAACTTAATGATATTATTGGTTTGGGTTGCTGTATCTGTAAGATTAATTACATTATCTCTGTGTGGGGAAATTACCGCAACGCAATCTTGTCTAGATTCTGCAATTGAAATAAGTTTATTCGCTTTTGCTTGAGATTCTGATTCATCACTAAGTCCAGGTCCATTAATAAGAAAATCGACATTGACTTCATCTTTATTTGAGAATAAATCATAAGCAGTGGAAAGATTTCCCAGAGTTGCACTCATTCCACCATTTGCAGAATAGTCAACACCACCAGCAAAAGTGTAAGTTACATTTCCTATAGCACTAAAGGTAACTCCTTGAGTTTCTTGTCCCCAAAGTCCATTTGAAGTAGTTACTGGAGTAAATTGCGTTGAGAATCCAGTAGCTCTTGGAGCAGTTCCATGATAAGTGTCTTCTGCGGAAGATGGATTTCTTCCAGCATAAAGATATTCAGAGAAATTAGCAAGATAGTTCTTGTAATATACTTTTTGTGGGGAATTTACTGCAGATACAGAATCTGATGCTTTTGAAATACTAATGTGCTTTTCAAGGATATTGCCTTGCACACCAGTAATAGTTCCATTGTCATCAACGACTACAATATGCATTGCATCGTTTTTACTATTTCTTGAAGAACTATATTGATTTGTAACTGGTTTTGGTGCAATTTGCTTCCAATAAACGGTTGAATTGGTTAATCCAAGAGTTTGATTATTGTACCAATCAGTTACTGTTCCAGCTGTTCCAGTAGAACCAGTATTGATTCCTGAATTGTTGACAAAATAAATGGTGTCTGTTGACTCAAAAGATGCTAGTGGATTTGCTTCGGAATATGAAATTGAAGTTTCTGTTCCAGCACCAGATACTCTCGATACAATCTTAACATCAATCGTGGATGCTCCATTAGTTGAATCGGTAGAAACACCAGTAATAATACCCTTCAGATATCCAGTGAAAGTACTAGTAGAACCAACACCAGGAAGAGTCCCATTTAATGTTGTTGTAACACCATAACCAATTACAGCTCCAAAGTTTCCTAAATCTGTAGTTGTAATTCCAATTGTTTGATCTGCTATATCATCAATGGTACAAATTTTTAAATTATTGCCCCATGTTCCTGGATTTTTAGCAGCATAAGTGAAGAGAACACTATCATCACTCCAGTTAGTATTGTAATTATCAAAATTTTTAATTTTTGCACTAGTTGTAGATGCCGCACCAACACCAGCGTTTGCATTATTCAGTGTTGAACCATCTGCTCTAACAACTTTAAGAACTCCACCATACGAAAGGAAAGAAGAAGCACTCATCCAGTACTCATACTGAGTATCTGTGGAAATTGGCTTACCAAAGGTATTGATTAACTGCTGTTCAGTTTGAATGTCAATTGCCTCTTCTACAGGACCGATTGAAAATGGACCAGCAATTGCTCCAATGTTAGCTAATACGTTATCAGCTCTCCCTACAGTAAGATCAACTTCCCTCGTAATTACACCGGGAGATAATTGAGGAGTCGCCATTTTTTTCTCCGTGATCTCAGTTTATCTGAAAATATTTATTAAAAAATCATTTTTGAGTGGGGAAACAGTGCATGAACACCCTACCAGTCAGGATATTCCCATCTATAGAAAATATTCTTATCAACAACCTTTTTTCTTACATCAGAAACTCGTTTTTTTGTGCATTGCTTACACTCATAAGAATATGAAGATGCGACTGCTCCTCTATTTTTTCTTGTTCTATAAAAATCATCTATTAAATTTTTTATTTCTCCACAAGATCTACATCTTCTGTCATTAAGCAATAAGTGTCCCAATCTTATTTGCTTATCTAACTCCATTACATATACTCCCACATATATGCCCTGTCACCATATTCATCAGTAAACCATCTATCACCATCAGCATCTACAAAACTATTAGAATCTAATCCATCAGAGATAAATCCAAATGGAGACATATCTTGTTCAATTTGATTTTTTTGTTCTTCATATAATCTTTTACGAACATCCTGATCAGTCAGTTCTTTAAAATAATCTTGTGCGACTAACCAGGCATAAATTACTAGACACATTGCTAAATCATCATTACATCCTTCTTCTGCTTCAAATGAATTACTTTTTGAAATAAAGGTAGTAAGTTCAGAAATAATTTCATAATCATTGAAGATTAACTTATCTTCTTCTACCATTGTCTTGAGATTGAGAGATCCAACTTTTTTCACCGTTTTAGACATCTTAACTCCAAGTTGAGTTTTCTTTCCAGAAAATCCTTGACCAACGATTTGCCCTGCTCTTCCTCTCATTGAACACATTAAAAGATTTTGATACTCCAAATCATACTGAAGAATACTTGCAACCTGATCTCCAATATCATTTACTTCACAAAGTATAAATGCATTGTTATAACTCTTAGCTATTTCATAGATAATATTTGGAAATAGCATCGGTTTGATATCATTATTTCGATATTTTGCAACAACCCTATGTGGAAATTGTGTAATGTCAACAACTACGAAGGCAGAATAATCTTCACCTACTCCTCTTGCAACATCAACGGTAATTACATAA